TGGCTCAATCGGCGCTCAGCTTCATGCCATGGACTCTTTGGTTGACGAGTTAACCGCCGCTGGCAAGCTCTTGTATTGGACGTGGGGCGATCATGACGCCAAATGGTTTGAAGATCGCGTTGGTCTAAACGTTGTGAAGCGTCTACTTGATCGCAAGGTTCCATACTTCGCCGGCCGAGGCTTGGTGCGTCTAAAGGTTGGTCAGCAAGACTATTTGCTCCACGTCAATCACGGCGAGAAGTGGCAATCTCAGTTGAACGAGACGTACCCGCAGCGGAAGATGTACGACATGGTGATTCCTGCCGATGTTACGATCTCAGGGCATTTGCACAAGCCGGCGTATCACGTCGCGTATCGTTACGACAACCTGCGCGAGCTTGGCTACAACATTGGCGGCAAGACGTTGTTTGTACAAAATGGCACATTCAAGACCGGCCCTGACCCCTACTCGACACGCTGGTGGACGCAAGGGATTATGGGCGTGCCCACATTGGTCTTTGGCGCTCTTGAGCGAGACCTCGACGTGTTTGATTCGCCGTGGAAAGCAGTGCAATACTTGCGAGGATTGAGCAGTGTATAACATCAAAATCGGGCCAACCGGCACTGTCTCTGAAGAATACGAGGCCAAGGACTACTATATGGAGAATGGCTGGATTCACATTCTTCTAGTCGGCCCGCGTTGGGTGCATAAATACGTCGGAGCGGGATTCGAAGTCGTCGCTGATTACTTCGAGATTAAGAACACTGAGGTTAAAAATGTCGCCACGGCTAACCCTCGACGAGCTTCGAAAGATCGTCCTGCAGACGTCAGTAGTGTACGTTGACGCGATCTTGAATGGACAGTCGATTCAAGAGGCTGAGCGTATGCGCATGGTCACATTGGCGCATACACTGCGGCATATGCACTTGACAACGTGGGCGGTTGAGCTTGAGCAGCAATTCAAGATCATTGGAGGCGATTGAATGGTCGACGTTTCTGTAGACACTCGGTTGTTCTCGACAGGCGCGACTCGTGGCAACGATGTGACGAAGCTGGATTATGAAGGCTTCATGTCACCGCTCGTTCTTCGGCGCTTTGCCGAGTATATGCATGAGAAGCGCTTGGCCAATATTCCCCCCGGCCAAACAATGCGGTCGAGCGACAATTGGCAAAAAGGCGTGCCGCTGACTTCATACATGAAGTCAATGCTGCGGCATGCGATGGATTTGTGGGAGATTCATCGAACGCAGCCTGAATTGCCACTTACTCCAGAGCGCTTAAAATTCCTCGAAGACGCACTTTGCGCAATTATGTTCAATGCAATGGGCTACTTGTTTGAAACCATGAAGGCGCAGAATGCCAACAACCCCGGCTGATGCAATTCTATGCCCGGCGTGCGGCAAGCGGGCTTCAGGGCCATATCCTGATGGTTTGTGCCGGCGCTGCTACGACATTAAGCGCAAAGGACAGCCGCCACTTACGCCGGCAAAATTCGCCGACTTGCAAGAAAAGCTTAAAATCGCCGAAGCGACCGGCGATTGGAAAGAACTTGCCGACTCGCTTCAAGACACAGTTAAGGCCATTGCCTCTGGAGTCACTAAAGCGACGGCCGCTCAAACGTCGATTATTAAGCACATTCTTGATCGTGCGTATGGAAAAGTCAGCAAGTCGCAAGAGGACAAGCGAGGGCCTGTAGGTATCATTATCTTGCCTACTCTAGGATTCGGCGAATCGGCACATATCTGCAAGCAGTGCATTGAGGCGCATAAACTGCATGAGCAATGACATTCTATGGAAGCCTAATGACGGACCTCAAACGGCTTTCCTAATGTCAGAGGCGCGTGAAGTCTTGTACGGCGGCGCAGTAGGAGGCGGTAAAACCGACGCTTTGCTGGCCTGTGCTCTACGTTACGTTGAGCATCCGAAGCATCGCGCATTGATGCTGCGGCGTACACGGCCAAATCTGCAAGAAATGATCGACCGCAGCTTGCAATTGTATCCTCTTGCCGTGCCGGGCGCGCAGTGGCGAGAAGCTGAGTCACGTTGGCGATTCCCAAGCGGCGCCATTGTTCAAATGGGTTACGCCGAGCACGAGAAAGACATTTTCTCGTTTAAATCGTTTGAGTACAACTTGGTCTGCTTCGACGAAGTCACGTCGTTCTCAGAGCCAATGTACGCGTTCATGTTCACACGTAATCGAACCAAGTCGATTGATCTTCCGCTTCAAATTCGCTCAGGCACGAACCCCGGCGACATTGGGCACGATTGGGTCTTAAATCGTTTCATCGGCGTCGAGCAGCAAGGCACGTTGCGCGAAGCGTATAAGGTCTATGACGAAATCGTTGACATTGGCGAGGGACACGCCAATGTGACGATTACGCGGCAATTCATTCCGTCGACAGTTTGGGACAATACTGCTATGCCGAACCGCGAGGAGTATGTCGCCGGCATGGTCAGCGGAATGCCGCCTGAAGACGTCGCTGCGTACATTCATGGACGTTGGGACCAACTTGTTGGCGCCATGTTTAAAAAGCCATTGATCGTGCTCGACAAACCGACGATGCTCGACTCTGACTACGTCGTCATTCGAGCAATCGACTATGGCATCGACGATTATACCTGCGTCTTGTGGCTTTTGTACTACGCCCGCGCTGGTGTTGTCGACGTAGTCTCTGAATTGTATGTGCGTGAAACAACGCTTGAAGGCATTGCACACTATATTAAACAGCGCGAAGAACAGTTGAAGCTGCGAGGCGTAATGTATTCAATTGGCTCGCCTGAAATGATGAATCGCAAGCCAAGCGCGAGTGGAGACAATCAAAGCATTGCCTCTATGCTCACGATGAAGGGCGTAACCGTCGAGAAGGCAAATACTGATCGTCTTGCCGGCTGGTCTAAAATCATCGACTTGCAGGGCAAAGCCGCTTTGCGCGTCTGGCCAATGGACGCGTTTGGCCACGGTGCTCCAAACCTCGTTCGAACGTTGCCTAAGCTTCAGCGCAATTCAGGGCCGGGCAAAGACCCGAATGACATCCGGCCGCGGCAGGAAGATCACGCCGCTGACACTCTACGCTATGGAGTAATGGCGGTTTATGAACAGCCGGCGACGCAATCGACGATGCCAACTACGACTAAGCGCGACCCGAGTCAGTTTGACACAACGTTTGACAAAATCGTCGATGACGCTAAGCGGCCTGAGCAGAACTACTTCCAAGATTTGGGAGCTTGGGACTAAATGACCCCCTTGACAATTGCTGTAACATTGATTATGTTGTTGCTGGCCGCTGGTTTAGGCGCCTTCTTCTACCTGCTGCGTCACCCTCCTGTCATTCACGTTGACATCGGCGATGTGCGGGCAGATGTCATTGGCACTTTAGACGTCACGCAAGCCATTCCAGCTTTGCTGACCGTTCGCGTCCAAGCCGTGCCGCCAGACGCCGCTCCGACGACGATCAATGAGGAGCCGATGCCGCTTGACGTACTCGACTACATCGACGCGGAATCGGACGAGTGGGCGCGAATCAGCCGGCGCCGACATGCACGGGCATTGCGTAGTGATCTCGGCGGTTGGACGCAAGTTCTTGCCGCTTTGAAGCGAGAGGATGGGGTTGTTGAAGAACCAAAGCCTGAGTAATGACGAGTGAACTGACGCCTGATACAACGAGTATGGATGTCGCCGACCCGAAGAAACGCCTTGCGCGCAAATTCGGCGAAGGCATGCCTTTACTCGACGAGCAAGATGGAAAGAAGTGGCGCACTTGGATTGAGTCTCAGCGCAAGCAGCAAGATGGCGTGATGCGCGATAAGCGCTTGCACTGGACTCGGCATCGGCATTTCCGCGCGGGACATCAGTGGATTTCCACTCGCGACGGTCGGACGTGGCGTGAGCCTCAAGCTGATGCCAATGATGTGCGCTCAGTCCTGAACGTTATTGGGCCGGCTCTTGATTTCCGTCTAGGCGTAATCTCAGAGCAAAAGCCCGGCTTCCGTCACGAGCCACTGGTCGGCGGCGTTGCCGGCCGTGAATCGGCTGAAGCGCAACAGTCGGTCACTGAGTATTACTTCTACATGTTGCGCGCGTGGAACGCGTTTCAAGACGCTTGGTTTCATGCGCAATCAGACGGCGTTTCGTTCCTTCACGTCTTTGTAGACAAAAACGCCGGGCCGACGCGCGAAGACGTTGACTTGATTCCTGAGACCGACGAACGATTCGCCGGCTTGAAGGCGCAAGGCTATATGATTAATGAGCAAGGCTTGCTTGAATTGCCTTACGCCGACGAAGGCGTAGTCGCTCCGCCCGATGCTGAACCTCGTATTCTCTACGAGGGCGAGATTGCCTGCCGGATTCTGCTTGCTCACGAAGTTGTCTTCGACCCTGAAGCGCGTTCTGTCAACGGGCCGGTTGACCGTGCCAAATGGGCGCTCGTTCGACGTGTGCGTTCTGTCGAGCAAGCTCGCCTTGAAACAGGAAATTCGCAACTCGAAGCCGAGACTCAAATTTCGTCGCAGAACGACGCGATGGATTTGCCGCTGGACCGTAGTATGGGATGGCAGCGCGGATTGCCGCCATTTCCTACTCGTCGTCAACGCATCACTGAGGGCGTGGCTGAGTACATTCTTTGGATTGCCCCCGATCAGCACGAGCCGGGTCTTGAATCTGGATTGTGGATTCGTCTAATCGGCGATAAAATCGTTGACCGTGGCGACGAGTTGCCGGGTGGT